GCCTGAGCTGGGTAGTCGCTCTGGCTCAAGTCAAGTGATATTTCGCTCATTTTACACACATTCCCCTTGTAGAATTGTTATTTAATAGAATTTGTAGTCATAAAAAATTTATTAGCATCAAAATTCTGAATTCCTTCTTGAATTAAAACACGCATAAAGTTAAGTTTATTAGGATTTTTGCTAGAGTTACCAAAACTTTCATTAATTTTTTCAATATGTGTTGCAGAAAGATTTGAAATGTCTAGGTACATCAGTTTCCAATTTCTTTTGGCTATTTCGGCCTGTTCTACAATATTTTGAAATAGCTTCACTGAGCTTTCCTTTGACCTTGCGGAACTAAGATTAACTATCTCTTCGACACTCACAAATTTTTCGTCCAAAAACTCTGGAAAACGTTTGGCTAACGTACGAAAACCTGCGCCTTTTACTCCTGACAGACCATCAGAACCATCACCACAAAAGCATCTAGCTACACAAAAATTATGGACTGGGATAAAAAATTTTTTTAAAATTTTTTCTGGTGTCACATAATCTTTTTGGCCGGGCGACCACTGGAGTATTCTGTCTCCATCTATTAGCTGATAGTAATCTTTATCAGAAGAGATTATTACAACTTTCTCTTCTTTTAAAAGGTGCAAAGCTACATAAGAAATTACATCATCAGCCTCACAATCAGAAATGTATAATTGGTTGATTCCAGCCTTTCTAAGGAGGTTGACTATTAAATTCACTTGGTAGTTTCTGTTTTCTACTGTGTTTGGAATATCATCTTCGTAAAACCTGTTGAGACGCACCGGTCTTTTGCCGTTTTTGTATTGGGGATAGATGTCTCTTCTACGAAGTGACCCACCACCTTCCCAAACTACCACTACTTGCTTTGGAGAGATATTGTCTATAAGAAGCTGAATGCCCTTCAGGAACCGTACGACTCCTCCTATGTGGTTTCCATTGGAATTAACCGACGGATTCACTGTAAAGTGACGCATGAACATGTTCAAAGCATCTACTAATAATATCGGTTTTTCCATTTATGCCTCTGGGTCAATGAGAAACTCTTCACCATCCATTGCAATAGATCTTATCTCTTCATAGGATTCCGTATCCACATCTATTTCTTCAGAATCACTTAATTTTCTCACCATAGCCAAAGAAAGAAGTTGATCGATATATTTCTTATATTCAGGATTTTTCCACACTTCGTCAAACTCATTTTTATAAAATTTCTTCTCTACTAAAATCTCTCCGGTAGAAACATCAGTGACAGTCAAATTTTTCCAAGCAGACGAACCAGCAATATGAATCTCTTTATCATCAACTATTCCAGCTCCGTATTTTCTCAAAAAATCGAAAACTTGTTCATGCTCCCTGATTCCTTTTCCAAAATGAATTTCAAAATTCACAGTCCTAAAGGGCGGTGCGACCTTATTCTTAATAGTCTTTGCTGAAACGTGAATACCGACAACTTCCTTATCCTTATTCTCAATCCTTTGGCCTGCGCCGAGCTTAATTCTCACAGAAGAATGAAACGGAATTGCCTTTCCCCCTGGCGTGGTAGTAGGATCGCCGTATAGTACGCCGATCTTAGTCCTAATCTGGTTGAGAATCACAAACAAAACATTTTGGTTTGCAATCACTCCAGTGATTTTTCTCATTCCTTTAGAAATACATCTTGCTTGTAGCCCGATTGTATCTTTATCATACTCTCCAAGAAGTTCTGCTTTTGGAGATGATGCAGCGACCGAATCCCAAATAATGGTTACCGGTATATCTTTATTCATTGCTTTAGCCTTCATGATTGTGGCTTCTGCAATTTTTAATACTTCTTCTGTGCAGTGCGTGTCAACATATACAAACCGCTTAGAGATATTAACTCCTAACAGTTTAAGATTTTCTACACTGGTGGCGTTTTCAGTGTCAATATAAACTGCAACACCGCCCATTTCTTGAGTGGATTTTGCAATTTGTATTGCAATGTGAGATTTACCAATAGACGGTGGGCCGAATATTTCTACAATTCTTCCCTCTGGAAAGCCGCCCTCTTCTCTATTAGAAATAATGTAATCTAGCTGCTTTGATCCGGTGCTTATCCATCTCTTAACATGAGTAGGAGATTCATCAAACTCAAGATTATAAGCAACTCTTGAACCGTGTTCCTTATTAAGAGATTTAATTAAATCTTCGGTAAAATCTTCACTAGATACTTTGCTTTTTCTCGCCATATTTTTAAAATCCTCATAGATGAATATAATTCGTTTTGCGCAAAGTGTTCATAAAAAAAAGGGCATCGGCACGAAGCCGATGCCCCCGGGCTTCTGCCCTTAAGATCCTAGAAATCGTCGTCCAAATCAGCGAACGCGTCGTCTAGGTTCTTATATTTTCCCCCCCCCACTAGTGCTTGAGCTAGACTCAGTGGAGCTAGAGGTAGAAGAACGAGTGGTTCCAAAATCATTATCGTCTTCAGTGTCTCCATTCAACCAAGCGTTAATAATACCCTCAAGCTCATCGTAGGACTTTGCGGTATACATTTCGTCCAAATCTGGAACGCTTGTCATCCACTCCTTAGCTGTCTTTGAGTTTTCACAAAGCGGAGTGTTCTTTCCGCGTGGTCGGACTTCAGTGGTAGCCCACATACGACCAGGCGCCTTAGTACAAATTACCTTCACATCCCTACCAGACTTAGGGTCGGTAATATCGCCATAATCCTCATCAAGCATAATGTTGAGAAGTGATTGATAAACAGTCTTTCCAAAAGACCAGAGGCGTACACCTCGATCTTCCTCACCTCGGACAATAACCGGAGCATATGCTCGCATCTTAGGATAAAGCTTCTTAGCCAGCTCGTAAGATTCCTTGGATCCATCGTTACGTAGCTTGTTGATTAGCTCTTGAACGGGATCAGGATTTCCAAACTGGTGTGGTGCCAGAAGGCCCGGGTTGTTGCCGATGTTGTAATAAAACCATCGCTCTTGGAATGGTTGTCCATCGTTATCCTGGAATGCGAGAAGGCGCACGGTGTGCTCTTCACCTTCTTGGGGTCGCCACATAGAATTGCGACGAGAACCGCCTCCAGAAAGTTGGTTTAGCTTATTTCGAATTGCATCAAGATCAATTGCCATTTTTAACTCCTTAATTTTTAAATGTGCAAATTTTCAGTTTTTTATGACCTTATTCGGCCATGATTAAGTTTAATAACTTTTCACTATATGTTCAACAAAAAATCAATTTTTAATTTTGCTTTGTAAGACTATAAGAGAATCATGTGGAACTTCTTTCATCTCCCCGTCGCAGATAATAGTAGACTTGTCAGCTTTTCCTAAAACATAATTCGTCTTATAAAGAATGCCAGTAATCTGCGTTGGTGGTTCGTCCCTAAATGTATCTCTAGTGTAAGATAAAACTAAGTCACCAACCCTTGGAATAAGAATATAATTTTGAGATAGAAAATCTGGATCCATCACTAGTCTATGACAGATATTTTTAGGAACTTTGTGATGAAACGATCGAGAATAAGATCTGCTCTGCCTATCTTCTACAATTAAATCTTTTTCACCGCACGCTATCACTACGCATATTGACACTGTATCAGCGGACTTACCGTCTTTTCCAATCTCTCCCCCAAACACCGCAACAAGATCACCAGCAGTAAAAGGAGTGTTTTTCATATGCTTACCTTATATTACATATGTAAGCTCTAAGCTTTGTACCAGTCCTCATCTTCTTCATCGGCGACTTTCTTTTTGCGCTTTTTTTTAGGAGCATCGGCTGGATAGGCTGGGCCGGTTCCAAGAGGAGTAATGACTCCAGTTATTTGACCGCTGCTCTGAAGTGCTCCTCCGCCTGTACTAATTGCGTTTTGTTCATTCTTAGATTTATCGTCTAGTTTCTCTTCGCCATCATCGTCACGTTCTTCTTCTGCAGATAGATCTGGCTCTCCAAGAAGCTCATCTTCTTCTAACATCAGTCTTATAATGTTTCTTAGCTCATGTAGTTTCATCTTCTGCTACCTCTTCTTTTTCTTTGGGTTTTGGCTTTCCTTTGCCTTTTTTATGCCAGCTGTTTGGGCTAGGAGCAAAATATATTAAAATATCGTTGCCTAAAGGCTCTACTTGAATTCCTTTTAAGCCATCCCCACTCTGGCCAGCATTATCAAATTTTACTACAGTGGCACCAATTGCTCCTATAAGTGTATATTCTAAATATCTTCTAGCTGCTTTTGCATCTATTACTGAATACGGTACCCTCACTCCCTCTCTGCCGCTTTGTTTGTGTTTGTGGGCTGTTGGTTTACCATAAGCTTGCTGCATTGGATCCGCTCCAGATTGCGCTTGCTCTAAAAGATTAAACATTTTTTCCAAATTATTTTTTCCAGAAACTCCACCAACTCCAAGCGCTTGCATTAACTTTCTGGGACTTTCAAGAGCTGATTTTTTGGTGTCTTCGATTGCCTTTTTAGAACGACCGCGGGCCTTTGCGCCAGTTCGCTCAATATCATCATCTGCCTGTTCAAACAGAATTCGATATATCTGTTTTTCTAAAAATC